ATATCCACAAAATGATTCACCATATAAAGTAGGTGATAAAATACGTGTAGAGAAAGCAGAAAAATTATTTAATAATGATATTACAATAGTTGAAAACGGTCTTAAAAGAATGTTTTTAGAATGGGAACAAGAAGGAATACATGTAAAAATTAATCAATCTATGTTTGACGCAATGATATCAATGGCGTTTAATATGGGAATAGGCGGATTAAGACAAACAGAATTCATACAACATATAAAGAAAGGAGATTATGAAACTGCAGCAGAAAGAATAAAAACAACAAATACAAGATCAATAATAAAAGATAAAAGTGGTGAATCTAAATATGTAAATATGCCTGGATTGATTACAAGAAGACAGCAAGAACATAATTTATTTATGAAAGGAATATAAAACTATGAAAATAAAAATGATGAATTGGTTTGTTAGATTCATAACCTTTGGATGGGCAGCAGCTATTACTTTATCGCCATTTGGAATATACATTAAAAAAGAGGAGAACTTGAATAATCTTCGAATGATTAATCATGAAAAAATACACTGGAAGCAACAAATGGAAATGTTAATAATTTTATTTTACATTTTGTATTTATTAGAGTGGATTTGTAAAATATTCATTTTTGGAAAAACTGCATATAAAAATATTTCGTTTGAAAGAGAATCATATATAAATGATGATAATTTAGAATATTTAAAAACAAGAAAACATTATTCGTGGATGAAATACATTATAAATAAAAAAGATTAAGAATATCTAAATAATTTTTTGTCAAAATTAATGTAATTTTTATCGACGATAATAATATAATTAAATCCATTAACAATAGTAGCATTTTCTTTTGCTTCTATTTTTTCTTTATCTCTTTTAATTAAATATGAATTTTTACATTCTATAATTAAATTTAATGAAGGTATATAAAAATCAGGAAAATAATAGTGGTTTTTATTTTTAAATAAATATTTAATAGATTTAGCATTTTGAATATCTGAGTATAGAGGATAAACTTTTTCTAAAAAATCTAATTCATAAGAACCTCTATAATAAATATTTGTATTTTTATATTGTTTTAATTTAAGTGCGGATTTTTGTTGTTTTTTAAATATTTCTTTATTTTGAAGATTATATTCTACTCCATATTTTTCTAAATTAGTTTTTTTACTTTTTTCTTTAAAATTATCTGATTGTATGTAGTAGTCACACTCATATTTTTCTAAATTAGTTTTTTTACTTTTTTCTTTAAAATTATCTGATTGTATGTAGTAGTTACACTTATATTTTTCCTTGTTAGTTTGTTGTATCTTTTCTTGTATATTTATGTATTGAAAAACACTTTCAACACCGTATTTTTTTAAACAAGTTTCTTTATTTTTTTCTCTATTATTATAATTTTCATTTCCGTATTTTTCTTTTTTAGTTTGTTTTCCTTTTTTATATATTTTTTTATTGCCTAATGCAGAATAATGTTCATATTTTTTTATACAAGTTTTTTGTTGTTTTAAATGTAATTCTTTAACATGCACACTACAATAATTACTATATTTTTTTATCATACCATTATATAAGTTATCGTATTTAAATTTATTTAAACAATATTTATTATCACAAACAAAATTATATCCATGACTAAAATTTCTAAATTTTGCTTCTTTTCCACAAATTTTACATAAACCTTCATTTTCTTCTTTAAGCCATTTATCATAATATTCTTTTTGATTATGATTTTTTCCTATATGATTTCCTATACCTTGTCTAGTAGTAAATGTTTTATTACATTCTTCACAAATAAATAAATTTTCATTTATTTTTCTAAATTCTTTCATGATTTAAACTCTTTTAATTTTAAGATATATAAATTATAAAGTGGGACAGTCAGTTTTTAAACTCTCTGATTGGCTTTGTCAAGGCCTAACCACTTTTTATATATATCTATATTTTTTTGAAAAACTTTTAAATATATAAATAAAATCAAATATAAATTATGACAAATTTATTTTCTTCAAACCCATCTAATGATTATATTAATCCTTCTTTACCTCAATGCCCAGGTGATGCAGATTCAGCAAAATTTGAATTTTTACCTGGACAAGAAGTTGGGATAATATCAGGAAGTGATATTATATTATCGATGGGATTGGGAGATATATCTCAACCTGTTACAGGATGGGTGCAACAAACTAAGATTTTAGAACCTGGCGAAGTAACATTTGTTCAAGGTTTAACAAAAGGTATTTCATATAGAGTTCAAAGATTTCCATTTGATGGTTCAGTGGCATATGAAGAATCTGGATCAAATCATGCATATTATTTAAGTGTTGATTTATCAATTAATTATTATAAAAATTTTAAATATTATCAAGATGCTGTACGCGCAACGGGAGATTATACAAATGGCATTACTATTGAAAATGCACTTGATATTGCATTTGATGCAAAAGGAATAACAGTAACTACAACATATGATACAAGTGCTTTAACCTTTATAGGCGACACAAAGGGATATTCTTTTAATATAACTAAATTAGATGTTAGTTTATTTGAAGTTTCAACTAATATAAAGGAAACTTTAATTGAAGATGTATCATCTGCTATTTCTGCATTTAAATATCCCAATGGTGCAATGCTCGGTTACGTATTAAAAGTAACTTATCCAAGTACAGCAACAACTGATTCTGAAAAATATATTGAGATAAATCATGTCCCAGATTCATTAGTGTATTTTGAAGTAAGTACAGGAGATTCAAGTTGTTGGATAAGATATAATAAAACTGTTGATGTAGGATTAAGTGGTGCAAGTTGTGTAGGAGATACATTAAGTGCAGCAGAATATCTTGATTATGTTCAAACAAATAATAAATGGGAAAAAGTTGGTGTACTAAGAATGTGGTTGACTGCTGAAGATCCAGATAATTCAAATATTGAAAATTTAATTACAGGATTTTACGTTTATAATCCACAATTATTTGCAATACAAATAGACTATATAACGATATTATAATGAAATTAGTTAGAGAAATATTATACGAAAACACTGATTATATGAATTATATAAATTTTACAGAGCGGGATACTGATCCTATAAAAGATATGGGAATAGGTAGAAAACTTCTTATTGAAAAATGGCTTAATGAAATTAAAATTAATGATTATAAACTTACTAAAAAATACTCAATAAATGTTTATAATAGTGTTTTTTTAGATGATGAAAATTTATCAGATTTTCCTGAATACATAACTTTTAATCATATAATGGGTGGATTTCATATAAAAAATAATAATTTAAATTCTTTACGTGGATGCCCTTATAGTGTATCTGGATCTTTTATATCAAGTAATAATAATCTTACAAATTTAAAAAATGGCCCACATATTGTTAAAGAAGTTTATGCAGCAAGTCATAATAGATTAGAATCATTGGAAGGTATAGCTGAAATTGTAGGAAGATCGATATATATTAATAATAATAATTTAAAATCTTTAGAATATATTCCTACAATTATAAAAGGAGATTTAGATATATCAGAAAATCCAATAGAAACTTTGAAATATTTTCCCAGTGAAATAGAAGGTCATTTAGTATACACAGTATCTGAAATTTTAACACAAGAAACAATATCTAAACATTGTAAAGTTTGGGGACATTTAATAGAAAAAAAATAAAATATAAAAATGAATAAAAATTATTATCCATTATTAAAGGACTTTATTTCAAAAGAACAAGGTGATAAAATTTTTGAAACTGAAGCACAAAAAGTTCAAAAAATTGAAGATATGGATGCTGCAATATCTCCGTATACAGGAAAAACTATTAATGTTAAAAAGGTAAAAGAAGATATAGAAAAGGCTAAATACAAAATAGTCACACAGTCTCCTCTTTATCGTCCGTATATTCATGAAATGACTCCTACTATATATACTTGGTTGATTGAAACAATGGGAACCGATGGTGTTAGGTTATTTGTTAATCCTGAATTTGCAGATAATCTTTCTTGGATGGGTAAGATTTTTGTTTTAGTACATGAAATTTATCACTGCATATTAATGCATGCAGAAAGAGGTGAAGGGTTTGATCAAAAACTATTTAATGTTGCGGGAGATTTTGAAATAAACACAATAATAGTTGATACAACAGATGATTTTGATGAAAAATTTGTTAAAGAAGAAATACATGGATTATATGATAGTAAATATTTAAATATTCCTGTTGAACAAATTTATCGTGATTTGTTAAAAAATCCGCCAAATTTACCTCCACAACCCAAGCATATAGAAATTGATACGAGTAAAATCAAAAAACAACAAGGAACTCCTCCGCCGCAACCACCATCAGGAGCTCCACCACAAACTGCTACGCTTAAACTTGGACCTGGAAGTAAAGTTAGAATTAAATCAACAGGGCAAAAAGGTGTAGTTACAAAAGTTAATGCAGATGGAACATTTGAAGTAGATCCTATCAATGAAAATTTAGATCTATTTATGTTACCATTGCTTGTTGAGGGATATAAAAGAGAAGATCTAATTCCAATTTTACCAGGAGGTGGTCAAAGTAAAAGTGGTGGTGGTGGTCCAAAAATACAAGATGAATATGAAACAGAAGAAGGCGAAGAAGGAGAAGGAAAAGAAGGAGAAGGAAAAGAGGGAGAAGGAAAAGAAGATAAAGGTGCTGGTCAAGGTAGTGGAGATATAGATAAACAAAAAGAAAAAGAAATACAAAAAGCTACAGGAAAAATGCAAGTTGGTGATAAAGGCACAGAACCTTCTGTTGAAGATACACCAGGAGAACAAAAACGACTTCAAGGAAAAATGCAAGGTGCTGACCGAGGAAATGCAGGAGGAATTATAGATACAAGAACTGGCGAACAAATTGCAAGAGCATCAGGATATGATGAAGATGAAATACGTGCGGGAGAAGATGCAAGAACTAAATGGGAAGGTAATGCAAGAGAAATGGTAAGAACTCTAGAAAAACAAAAACAAGCGGGAAGCGGCCGCGGTGATGCGTTAATAGGAAGATTGAAAAAAATATTGAAACCTGAAGTTGATTGGAAAACTAAATTAAAAATGTATGTAGGAAGTGCACTTTCTCCAGAAAAATATTATAGAATAGGTGCCAAAAAACATTTATATAAAAGCGAAGAATATCTTAAGCGTGGTTTACGATCTAAAAAAGATGCTATGAGAAAGGTAGTAGTAGCTATTGATGTATCGGGCTCTATGTTTTCAGGAAACACTTTTGATAGAATTATCGGAGAAGTAAATGGTATTATTTTTGCTAAAAAAATAAAAGAAATAACGGTTATATTCTTTGATGATGGAGTTGATCCTGGTTCTGTACAAGTTATAAAAAGAGGTACAAAAGTATGGAGACCCAAAAATGTAAAAGGTGGTGGTGGTACAGATTTTCAAAAACCATTAGACTGGATAAAATCTCATTATAATGATGCTATTAACCTTTGTATATTTTTAACAGATGGATATGCAAGTAATCCAGCACAACCTTCATATCATCGTAAATTCATATGGGTTGTTTATGATAATGACAAATGGCAGCCTCCATTTGGAAAAGCAATAAAAACTACTGTAGGTGAAATGTAAGAAAAAATATATATTAAAAATAACAAAAACATATTATGAAAAAATTAGTTCCTGAATCAATTGAAGAAACTCTACAACTAAATAGAGAACAAATATTAAATGAAGCTACAATAGGTGATTGGTTTAATAAAACTAAAGGTCTTATTAAAGGTGTTTTCAAAAAAATTGGAAATTTCTTTGTAGCACTTTATAAAGATAAAATTCTTCCTGTTGTAATACCTGTTAATATAGGTATTTTATTTAAACAGGGTAAATTACCTAAAGCTATACATTTTGTTGCAAGTGAAAGTGATGTTGAATTAGAACCTTCATTGTCAACTCTTAGAAATACAGATGCTATTAGAAATAGAGTTGAACAAAGTTATTTAAGAGATGCTGCATTAAATAAAAATAGAGGTAAATTAAAAGAAAGTTTAAAAATACTTAATATAAGAAAAAAACTTTCTGAAGGAATAGTTCCTCTAAAATATTCAGGAGAAGACAAGGTAAGAAATGTGAGTACAGAATTTTTAATTAAACGTATATTGATGCAAGTTAAAAACCCTTCATTAACACCCCCACTTATTTGGGGTGCACCAGGAATTGGAAAAACTGCTATTACAAATGCTGTTATTGAGTCTTTAGGCCCGGGATATCGTTTAATTGATGTTCAAACTTCAAAAATGGCACCAGACGACTGGACTCTTCCAGCAATATATAAAGTAACTGTAGAAGGAGGAAAAGAATTAACAAAAGCACAAGATATTCCAAAAAACTGGTTACCTGTTTACACACCAACAGGAGATCCAGAAATAGACGCAAAATCAAACGATAAAGCAAACGATGGTGAAGGCGGAATTATTTTTTTGGATGAACTTTCAAGAGCTTCACAAGAAGTTCAAAATACTTGTTTAAAACTTGTTCATCAAAGAATGATAGGTGATACTGTATTAGGTAGTAAATGGGCTATTGTTGCTGCAACTAACCGTGAAGAAGATGATCCAGAAGGTGGACAAACAAAAATAGGTTCTGCACTTGCAAACCGTTTTCAACATTGGAATTTTGTTCCTTCAGTAGATGAATGGATATCATGGGCAAAAGGAAAGAAATTAGATGACCGAATAACTATATTTGTTGAATTTAATCGTGATCATTTTTATCTTTTTGATAATGAAGCTATGGTAAATACAACTCCACGTTCATGGGAAGCTCTTTCATATATGTTAAGTTCATGCCAAGAGTATGGTGATATTACATGGACTAAAGCTGATTTAGAGAATATAGTTGCTGGTACTGTACATTCATCTACAGTTGAAGCACTTATGGCATTTTTGACTCTTATTGAATCATTTCGTCCAGAAGAAATAAAGATGATATTTGCTGATCCTACAAAAGCTCCTCAACCAAAGAAAAAAGGATCTGGATTTGATATACCGCAAGCAAATGCTTTAATAGGTGCTGCATGTTCTCAATCAAGAGATATGACATTAACAGCTAAACAACTTGAAAATTATGTTCAATATTGGATAAATTTAGGTGATGCATCTTTAGCTGCAAAAGCTTTATTTTTAATTGTTGAAACACATCCATATATACATCAAGAAACTGGTGATATTAAAGGAAAAGAAAAATATAAGCCTGCAATGGATCTATTTAGAGCAGCTTTTGGCAAACCAAACTTTAAGAATAGAGGAGATGTAATGAGTACATAATGAAAATTGAAAAATAAAATATAATAATGTTAGGGATCTTTGGATCCCTATGTTTTATAAGATGAAATTAACAAATAAACATATAAATGAAAAGTTCACAGAACATGGAGATCCTATAAAAGATATGGGAATAGGTGTTATTACTATTAAGTTTCCTATTACGTTAACAACAAGCTTTAAAGACCCAGGAAAATATATTTATATGGTAGGAGGGTTACATGATTTTCGCTTTATGAATTATAGATTCATAGGAAATTTAAATGATTTTTTAAAAAGACATAATATAAAAATGGAAATTCCTGATCCAAATGCTAAAGATGCATTAGAAAATACTTTTATGACATATACAGGAACTAAAAAAGACATTATTGATTTTCTTAAAGTTCATTATCATTATAATGATCATGAAATAGAAAATAAATTAAATGAATCAAAAAATATATATACAAAGAATAATAGATCGATGAGAGCTAAAAAAGTTGAAGAAGCTTACGGTGCAGGATTTTCAATGTCAAGCGGAGGAAGATTCAGTGGAGGACTTGGGGGAACAACTCGTGGTGGCTTTGGGGGTGCATCTAATTTAGGTGGTTCTAATATGATGTATACTTATGAAATTAAACCTCTTAATCACACATTAGAACAACTCCCTACTGTTGCAGATAATCAACCTGAAATACAAATAGGATCAATGGTTACTGGAGAAGTTGTAAAATCAAATGCTACTCCAGATAAAAAGAAAATTAAGGGATATGTGCGTAAAATTGTTGTAACTGACAATGGTGCTATAAAATATTATGTTGTTCAAGACGAAGCAACACAAACTTTTGTAAAAGTAGATCCATTAACAATAACTCTTATTATTCCAGAACCAGTTCAATATTATGTAGATGCAACAGATACTTTACCAAGTAGAAGAAAAGAAAAACTTAAAGCTGCTATGAAAGAAGGAAAAATAGTTCGCGAATCATTATGAGAGCAAAAATTGTAAACGAAAAATTTAATGAAAAACGTTAAAAAATGAATGATAAAAAGGCAAATATTAATATTAATACTTTTTATATTAAGTGTTTCAATAAACGCACAAACACCTCTTATTATACATGGGCAAAATATTGTAAATAATGATCCCGAGTGGGATGGTTATAATGTCCCACATGATGTAAAAACAGCACTTACATTTAAAAATAATTCAATTACATCAGTAAATACTAGTATGTATATGTTACAAGCTGGTGATGATTACCAGGCATCAACAATTAATAATCTTGATAATGCAATAATCACAGGAAATAAACTTACATGGAATGGGGTGCAAACTGGCAATATAATAACACATGGATTATTTGTTGGTTATAACATAAATCAAATTGTAAAATGGAATTATATGACAAACGTTCCTTATGGAATAATATTCAAATCAGGCGCGTATGGTAATGTTAATATGAATATTACATCAGGAGGTGCATCATATAATATAGTCAAGGGTGGAAGATTTGCTGGAAGATGTAAAGGGATAAATGGCGCAAAATTTTATAATAATACATTTTATGGAAATGCAAATAGTAGACATCTTATATTGATAAATGAAAATAGTGATGGTGAACCCGCTTATCAAGGAAATCCTTCCATTAATACAAAGGTAAAAAATAATATATTTTACACTACTGCAAAAACACCATCTATAGCTATTGACAATGGAAGTTTTGAAGGATTTGAATGTGATTATAACATTTATTGGTGTGAAGAAGGAGATCATAATCCGGTTTTTTTAATAGATGGTGTTTTACGTACATGGGCAGAATGGAGATCTCGCGGATATGATCAAAATTCAATTGTTATTAATCCTAATTTTAATAATACAACTGATTTTGTTCCAGGATCTAAATCTATTATTCAACGAGGAACTAATTTAGGATCTGAATTTCAAACAGGATTATCAACTACTGCAATATGGTCTATAGATTCAGATCCAACAACTCAAGTTCAAAATGGAACTTGGCAAATAGGAGCACGATTATTTGCGCCAGATATCATTATACCACCAGATGTGTATGATGGTCCGTATTTTGTATCACCCTCAGGAAACAACGAAACAGGTGATGGAAGTATTAATAAAGCATGGTATACTCTTAATAAAGCATGGACAGTTGTAAAAGCAGGTGATATAATTTATATGCGTGGAGGATCTTATAATTATTCTACTACTCAATATTTAACAAATAAAAGTGGTACATCAACAAATTTAATAAAAATATTAGCGTATGAATCAGAAATACCTATATTGAATGCCTCACCTACTTTTGCATATCAAGACGGTATTTCAATTGTAAATTGTAGTTATGTTCATATAAAAGGAATAGAAATTACAGGATTTATACAAAAACTGGGTGATCGTTGGTATAATGGTGTATGGGCTGAAGATGTTAACAATTGTATATTTGAAAAATTAAATATACATCACAATTGTTTTGGGATGTCATTAGCCGATGTTAATGGCACATGTAATAACAATTTAATACTTAATTGTGATTTTCATCATAACTCTGATCCTAATACAGCTATTCCTGGATATGAAGATTTATTTCCTTATGGTAATGCAGATGGTTTAACTATTAGAATCAATTCATCAAATTCAACATCTAATGTTATAAGAGGTTGTCGTATGTATTATAATTCAGATGATGGTATTGATTTATGGTCAAATGAAGGATTAATTGAAATTGATAATTGTTGGGCATTTCTAAATGGTTATTATTACGATACAATGACACCTAATGGTGGTGATGGTAATGGATTTAAATTAGGAAGAACTTATTTAACTAATACATCAACCGTACTACGAAAAATTCATAATTGTATTGCCTTTAATAATCCAGGATGGGGTTTTTTAAGAAATGGAGCAAATTGTAATATGGAAATTTATAATAATATAGCTTTTAATAATGGTAATATAAATGTAGAATGGTCTGGTGGATTTTTTTTTGGAATAGACGGAGAGGGTATTCCTATTCCTTTTTATGTTAAAAATAATGTTGCTTATAAAAATAATGTTAATTATCAAGTAGTTCCTATTACGAATATGAATCATAATTCATGGGATTTACCTATTATAACTTCAGATGCGGATTTTTTAAGTCTCAATATTTTAGAAGCTATGGGCCCAAGAACAGCAGACGGAAGTTTACCTGACATTAATTTTTTAAAATTAGTAGAAGGATCAGATTTAATTGATAGAGGTATTAGTGTAGGAATTGCATATAAAGGAAATGAACCAGATTTAGGTGCATATGAATCTAATTATAGTTTTACTCCTCCTATAATAATTATTTATAAACCAACAGTTACAACAAACTCAATTAGTTCTATAACACAAACATCAGCAGTATCAGGAGGAAATATAACATTTGATGGTAATACATCAATTATTGAAAGAGGAGTTTGTTGGAATACTAATGAATTTCCTACAATTACAAATAATAAAACTAGCAATGGAGTTGGCGTTGGTATTTTTTCAAGTAATATAACAGAATTATTACCTAATACTATTTATTTTGTACGTGCATATGCAACTAATAGTTTAGGGACTTCATATGGGAATGATGTGATGTTTAAAACGTTATCTGAAGAAGATGTTGAACCTGGAATAGAGCCAAGTTTATTGATATATCCAAATCCTGTTAATAAATATAGCCCAATAAATATAATTATTAAAAATTTTATTCCAATAAAAATAGAAATTTATAATTTTTTTGGAAAATTAATATATTCTAAAACATTTGACATTAATAATAATTTAAATAATGAATATAATTATATGTTAAATTTAACTCAAGGAATTTACATAATTAAAATACAAAATGAAAATAATCAATTATTAATAGGTGAATTAGTAGTTATTTAAATATATTTATAATTACTATATATAGCCATTTTTCTTTTTCCATTTTATCATTTCTTCCTCTACCCAAGGTACTATTAAAGATGTGATTCTTTTTTCTAATTTTTTTACGTATACATTATTATCAGGGACGTTAAAAAGCATTATTGCATTGTCACCTTCTTTCCAGTTTTCATATTGAGCTACTGCTTTATCAATTAGTTCTTTTGGAAAATGATCTTTAGCACTCCAATTTTCTAATTTTTTACGTATGTTTTTACGTATCCAAGCACCGTGCACCATTCTAATTACATTATCTGGGAAAAGGTGTGTACCTATATTCATAGGATTAAAAATGCGCCGTGTGGGATCGGTGGGCCCTGGGGCAGGACCATTGAAGGTATATTTAAAAAAAGTAGAGCATATTCCTGGTACAAAAGGCCTAAATGGATAAACTAAATAATGTTCAAAATCTCTATAATAATTTACATAACTCCAATAAGTAATTGGCCAGCCCTTTTCATTAACTTGTTTTTTTGCTTCTTTGAATTGATCCTTATCATATAGTTCATCTGCATCACTTGATATTACATGAGAAAAACCTCTTTGTCTCATTGTTTCTATTCCCATGTTTCTTTTATCTGTTTCTTGTTCTCGATGTGGTTTGTTGAAATTAGGTACAAATTCCATTAACTCATCAATTAAACCTATGGATTTAAGACGATTTAATTCTTCAAAATCTGTAGGATCCATAGGATTACCACAATATGATTTTTTTTGCCATATACAAGTAACCCAATCGAGTTGGTCTCTAATTTCTAATAATACAGGTTCTATTAATTCTGTGGCATCAAAACTATTTATATTATATGCCAATTTTGTTATTTTTGCCATAATTTATTTTTAATATGTTTTATTTTTTTTATCGGATAAATATTTGAGTATTCGTTTTTCTCTTTTTCTTTTATTTCTATCCATTTTTTTAATATCTCTATTTGTTTTTATAATTAAAACTATTATTAAAATAAATGAAATAGCTACACCAACTAGAAATAAATAAAACAAATGATTTTCTAACCATCCGTGTTGTACATGATTAATAAAAAAGATTTTTATTGCATTCCAAATTCGTTCTAACATTTTTTATTTATGTATTTTATATATTTATTTTTTTATACCTGTAAATAGTTCTGCTTTAAGAGATGGGTGACTTACATATGCTAATAATTTAAAATCATCTATAGTTAAAGCTAATATGTCTTCTAAAGTTTTTAATTCTTTTGTGATAATTAATGTTGGTAAATGATAAGGTTCTCTTGTTAATTGTTCTTTTACCATTGGAATATGATCAACATATAAATGTGTGTCTCCACCTATCCAAGTTGCGACACCCGGAATCATATTTGATACTTTCGCAAATATCATAAGTAATAGTGACATTGAAGCGATATTGAAAGGAACTCCTAAGAATGTATCGCATGAACGTTGGTACATGTTGAGATCAAGATAAAATTTCGGAACACTGTATGGATCAAAAAAATCTTGGTCAGGCTGTCTTGTCCCTAATACTTTTATATTATCCTTCAATGATGTATTTTTTCTCATCCAATCAAGTCTTTCTTGTGGTGTTAATGGTCTCACAATAAATTGATAGAGTAAATGACATGGTGGAAGTGCCATTTCTTTGAAGTCTTCAGGTTCCCATGCATCTAAAATATGATACCTACTATATGGATTGTTTTTAAGACCATCAATAATTTTACTAATTTGGTCAATTTTTCTATTTCCATATTTTTCATTAAATTCTTTATCAATCTTTATTTGTTCTAAAAATTCTTCTTTTGTATATGGTCTTCCAGATGAATGAATATTATTCATAATATTTTATAATTTACAAATTTCTTATTTTTTGATTTTAGTCTATTTCTTAATGTTGAATAATTTACATTTAATTTTTCTGACGCTTCAGTTAAACTTTCATAAATTATTCCTTCTATTTCAACTTTAACTATATTTCCAGGAATATTTCCTATTAGTGATTGTGATATTTTTTTCTTATGTTCTTCACTTTTTGGTTTACTATTTACAATACGTATCTTTTCTTTTGTTTCATCTGTATGAGTTTTTCCTTTAAAGGGATTATTATTTTTCATCCATTCAGAATGTTTTGGATTTTTTCTACCCTTTAATGATGTGTGTTTTCCTTTTTGTCTTTTACTTTGGTTTTTATTTTGTTCTTCTGTATGTTTTTTTCCAATTTTAGCGTTTCTTTGTTTTTCAAGAGTTTCTATTGTGTAAATATGTTGATACATTCCATTATTTTCTCCGGAAGATATTAAGTGTAATTTTTCTTTTGTTTCTGGTGAATGATTTTTTCCTTTCATCCCAGAAGGTTTTCCTTTTAATTTTTCTGAATGTCTTTTTCCTATTTCATATTTTTTAGGATTATTTGATATAGTGTCGCCACCTTCTCCTCCTAACGCGATATTATACCCAATTTCTCTTTTATATGATTGTAACTTAAAAATCCAAAATGTTTCTGATTCATTTAGTTCTTCTAAAGATTTACATTCCTGTATTATTTCTTTTTTAAAATTTTCGCACCCATATTTTTTTATAGAATTGTTTAATAATATTCCACTTCCTAAATACTTTGGATTATTCTTTTTATCTTTTCCAATGTAAATTTTCTTATTAACCAAATTTGTTGTTTTATATATAACCATAATGGTATTACCTCTTTGTTATATATATTCATGAAATATCTTGACTTTTTACACTTTTAAGATAATTTTCATACAATTCGTCATCAGTTTTTTCTCCAATAAATTTCCTCCATTGGTATCCATAAACTTTACCGAGATCGCCATATACATACCATTCATTATTTATCATAATTTTGTCACCATTTTTAACTCTTGCTAAAAATTCATCTTCAAGAATTACAGGAGCGCCTAAAGGAATATAATGTGTATACCATCTGTAAGCGTCGCCATTCCAGATGTTTACGTTATTATCTACAAGATATTTGATGTTTGTTTCTCCTCTTAAGAACCAGAGAAGTTCATGAATAATCCCCTTTAAATACATTTTCTTTGTAGTTAAAAGAGGAAAACCTTCTTGCAAATTCATTTCAATAACGCCATGTGAAATTCCAATAGTATTCGGCAGGTTTGCACGACCAGATTCTTTTTCGACACCATTGTCTAAAATGTTCTGTAATAGATCTAAATATTGTTTCATTATAATTCTAATTTAAATTAGATATTATATAAAAAACCAATATATAAGTTTTAAAAGATTGTTAAATGATTTTTTTATTTTCCTATGCTAAGTGTTCCTTCATTTTCACGATAGAAATGAAATTTAAATTCACCTCCAGTATTATTATTCATGGCAGTAAGTTTTGCTGCTACTGCTTCTCCTATCTTATCACCTATTTTATTTAATTCTTCATCTGTAAAAGAAATCTTAGACTGTTGTGTATATTGGGCTAATGGTAATGGTGAAGGTGTACTAGTAATCAGATTTTTGCTATTAGCATTCATGGTTTTCATTGCTTTTTCAAGTTTTTCAACATCTAAAGCACCCATATTTGCAGAAAGTTCACCTATACTTGTTGCAAGAGATCCTATTGTAATTGCTAATTTATCTATGTCAGTTAAATTTGTACTAAAACTACTAAGTTTTGAAATAACTTTTCCAAAGTTATCCATGCGTTTAAATATTTGTCCAGATTGTCCTTCTATATCCTTTCCTGTACCAGTAGCGAATGCTGTATTAAATGCTGTCATAAATTGTGATATACCTGCAACCATGTTATTAGCAATAAGTTTAATATCTTTACCACTTGATAATTTAGGAGTTCCATCTTCGTTATATTCTGTATATACTTTATTTTCTTCTCCAAATTTTGCATATACTGATAATACTTGAGAAAATTTTTGTAATGCATCTAAAATTCCAGGTTTTCCTTCTTTCCTTCCAAATAAAGTAAACCCAAATATTTTAAATGCAGATTTTCCTAAAAGTATTTCAGCGATATTGTATGATGTTGTTGTAGATAAATTTTGTAATTCAGTTTGTTTTCCACTAAAAGCTGTGAAAAATGCCTTAATAGTTTTAGCCATATTAGTAGCTATTTGTTCTGGCCCTATATATGATTGTAATTTAGTTTTTCCTGTTTTTTCATCTACTTCATAAACAGGTAATTGATTAACTCTACTAAAAATAGAAATTGCTTCTGCAAATTTTTGTATTGCATCAATTAATCCTGGACGTGGTGGTTTATTTAAATCGCGTCTTATACCTAATTTTTTATAACCATGATTACCCATTAACATATCTACCATACTTTCTACTGCAGCTTTATTTGGTAATTTTTTAGGATCATTAAATGTATCTACTAATGTTTTAAAGAATGCAGATATTGATTTTGCAATATTATCAGAAGTAGCAACAACATTTATATCCTTTCCATCTTTATCCTTTATTACACCGGGTTTTTGAAAAGCTCTTAGTGCTGTAGCAAACATTATAAGAGCCCAAGATACACCTATAAGTAAAAATATACCACCAATTAATATTGTAACATTTTTTGCAACTGTTGCAAGTTTTCCAAAAAACCCTTTAGTTGATCCTTTTTCTCCTAAAAGTCCTTGAGATACACCCTGTATTACTCCAGATAAAACTCCTCCTACTAATAATCCTATATTATTGGACATTGTTGTTATTCCCTCTTTTCCACCCAATTTTTTAATAACTGCACCGATTCCTAATGATATTAATGCAAATATACCTAATGATATACCTATAGCAAATAAAGCTATAGTTCCAGGAATTATAAGTATACTTAATAATCCTAATCCTGCAAAAACTAATCCCAATACAGCTAAACCTTTTGCAATACTAACAATCATTTCTCCCATATCTATACCCATTACTTTTGTTAATAATGCATATACTCCTCCTAAAACTAATAATCCACCAGACATCCATAGTATTCCTTTTGCCATATGTTGAACAGCATCGCCTCCTCTTTTAATAAGTCCTCCAAATATTCCTATACCCGCAAATACTAAAGACATTAAAGCAATAGATCTAAGAGCAGATCCAATAGCTTTATTAGTATCCTCTTGACTACCAGTAATCATGTTAGCAAGTTTAAGTGCTCCTACAAAGGCTAATATTCCTAAACCTGCAAGAGCCATTCCTATTCCCAATTCTTTAACTGCTTTACCACCGCGTGCTATTAAAGGTGCCATTATTCCTATAAGAGCAAAACCTGCTGCAAGTATACCTATAGCACCTATTATGATTAACATTGCTTTAAGTGGGCCAACTTTAAATAATTTTGATGCCATCCAAATTGCACCAACCATTATTACTATGGCTCCTGCAAATGCTAAAACTAAAAGAGATATACTTTTTAATACATTTGCTATTCCATTTAATGCTAAACCAACTGCAGCAACTGCAGCAGCTCCAGCCAAAACGAAAGGTAATGTTGCTGGATTTCCGGCAACTGCTAAAGCGGCTATCAATGTTTCAATACCAACAGTTGTTGCTGCTACTAATCCAAGTTTTTGCATTATTCCAAATCGAAAAACTCCTTTAGCTAATTTTGGTAATGCATCACCTAAAATATTCATTGCTTCTGCTAACAGTTTAGCTTGCTTTGGCGCATCTTTAGTTTTAATACCTCCTATTAGATCTTGCCCTAATATCTTACGCATAAAATGTATTATAGAATTTTTAAACATTCCTGGCACAAGTCCAAATTGCCAAAGTCCTTTAGCTAATTTTGGTAAAGCATCTGCGATAATACCAATTGCTTCTGCAAGATCTTTAGCATAAACAGTAGCTTTAATACCTTTAATAGTAGATGCCATTAATAGTTCATTAATAAACGCTATAGTTGATTTTTTATATCTTTCTGGAATAAGACCAAATTTTATAAGTCCAGAAGATAGTGGTCCTAATGCAGATGATAAATCTTTTATAGAAGCAGCTGTATTTTTTAAATTATCAGTTTTATTTTTGTTAGCTGCAAGATCTCCTAAATTCAAACCCATTCCTTTTGTCGCTTTTGTTTCTCTTGTTTCAGGACCTGATGGACGCTTAGTTTCAGAACCTTTCATAGATTCTATATTAGAGTTTATTTTTCCAAGGACATTTAATATATCATTTAATAGTTCAGGAGATGTTCTCATTAATATTATAAATTTATTTTATATATCTCTTAAATGAAAAAAAGACTCTTTCGAGTCTTTAAAGTTTAGGTGGTGTAAATTTAGGCATGCTTGGCATATCAAATTTTGGAGTTTTAAAATCTCCATATGGATTAGAAGGTGGTTTATAACTCTGAGAACTATATTTTGTGTCAGATTCTTTTTGTTGTCTCTCATATTCTTTATTTTCTTTTTCAAGATGTTCTTGATATCCTTTAAGAATAATTTCAATTGTATAAAATTCTAATTCTCTTAAAATAAGAGGATTAATATTTAATTTCATAGAAAATATTAATTCAATTTTATTCCAATTGTCCAAATGGATCTGAAATAAGGAAAAGAGATTTAATTCCGCCTTGAAAGTTTAGAGGAGCTGTCTGCTCCACACCCCCCTCATCTGTGAATTTTACAACAGGATTTATTGTATCAGCAAAAAGTTTTTTAACATGAACTAATAAAGAAATAGTTGTAACATCCCATTTTTGTGAATCTTCCACATATTTTAAATAAGTATCTTCATTTAATCCTCTCCAATTTCTAACAACAAATGGAGCATAAGATAAATAATCTTCATCTATGTATTCTTGTCCTCTTTGTTTTCTAAGAATAAAATTTTTGAGCCATTGTGTTACACCTACGCTTGGAATATCTAATTTGAGAATTTTTCCTCCTTTGAATTTAAGAATAAAACATCTTTCA